TGGTCCACAAGGCACATTCAATTGCCAAGAGATTATCGGAGTATGGAATTTCTGTTAGGATGATTGACTTGGGTAAATTTAAGGATGTAGGTGAGATGTCTAAGGGTGATTTTTTATATGCTAAGGACTCCGCACACTATTGGAGTGAAAGTGAACGTCTATTTCATATGATAGGTTCTATTAAGAGCGGTTCAGTACTGAGATGATACCACCAAGTTTCAAATGTCTGCATATAGCAGATACTCACTGGCGCGGCCTCACTCGACACAGTGAATATCGTGAATCGTTTAGCGATCTATTTGCACGTGCAAAGGAGCTGGAACCTGATATAATATACATAGGAGGAGACATTGTCCACTCCAAGACGCAAGGAATATCTCCAGAACTGATTGACTGCCTGAATTGGTGGTTTACAGAAATGGCGAAAATTGCCCCGGTGCATGTTATTTTAGGCAATCACGATGGCCTGATTATGAACAGGCACCGACAGGATGCAATTAGTCCAATCCTGGATGCGCTAAATAACCCTAGGATTCACCTTTATAAGAAGTCTGGTGTATACCCCATCGGGATCCCAGGGTACAACTGGTGTGTGTTTTCCTGTTTCGACGAGGAGGGATGGAAGAACGTGGCACCGGTCGAGGGGGAGACTAACATTGCGCTATATCATGGGGCAGTCGTTGGATCTAAGACGGATTTTGATTGGAACATTGAGGGAGAAATTGAGGCCAGTTTTTTTGATGAATATGACTTTGCATTCTTAGGTGATATTCACAGGCGACAGTTCTTAAATGATAGGAAGACCATAGCATATTGTGGGTCAACAATCCAGCAAAATTATGGTGAATCGCCTGGGAAGGGATTCTTATTTTGGACAATACGGGAAAAGAGTGATTTCGATGTTGAGTTTTACCCAGTCAAACACTCAATGCCATTTGCAACCATTGACTGGACCGGGTCAGTTTCCCAGACTGCCCTTAATGCACGTGCACACCCAAATAAATCTAGGTTCAGAATTAGGGTGTCAACCCCAATATCTCAGGCAGAGATAAAACACCTCCACACCGAGCTCAAGGAGAATTTGTTAGCAAGTGAAATTGTTTTCAAGTATGAAGATCTCGGGGGTGATTTACAGTCCCTCAATCTTCAAGATCACAAGTTTTTTAAGGATGACTTGCGAGATAGTAAAACCCACTTGCGTCTATTAAGGGATTTCTATGCTGATAGGGAAATTCCAGATGATCAATGGGACTTTATTGAGAAATTGGTGAACACTTATGTCATACAGGCTGCTTTAGAAGAGCCAACTACACGAAATATTAAGTGGTCAATTAGAAAATTGGGGTTTGAGAATACTTTCGCATATGGTAAGGATAACGTTATTAATTTTGATAAGTTATCTGGAGTGTCCGGAATTTTTGGAAAAAATAGGGTTGGGAAGTCATCCATTCCCGGAACATTAATGTATGCATTATTTAATACCACTGACAGAGGCCCTATCAAGAATTTACATATAATAAATTCACGGAAAGGTCACTGTCTGGCAAGAGTAGATATTAGTGTTGATGGAAGGTTATATCGGATAGAGAGACAGACAGTTAAGCATCAGACTAGAAAGGGAAAAATGCATGCTGTTACACATCTTAATCTATTACAAATAGACCTGGAGGGTAATACTGTAAAAGACTTGACCGGTGAGCAAAGAAGGGAGACTGAGAAGACCCTTAAGGGGATGATCGGGACTGCGGATGATTTTCTTTTGACATCCCTTGCCAGCCAGGGTGAGATGAACAATTTCATAAAACAGCGCGCCACGTCTAGAAAGTCTGTGTTGGGTAATTTTTTAGATCTCAATATTTTTGATAAGTTACATGAAAAGGCGAAAGAAGACTCTAATGAAATTAGATTTGCCTTAAAGAATGTGCCGGATAGAGAATGGGATACCATAATCTCTGAAAAGAGAAATGGGCTCAAAAAGTTACAGGGTAGAAGGAATGATGTTAATCCACTCCTTGAAAAGCTTCACTTGCGAATTCAGAATTTGCAAATTATATTGGCTACCCATAAAGAGAACGTTCTCGTAACCGCCGAGGATATTGACCAGCAAAAGTCAGTGATTAGAAAAGAAGAGGAGAGGCGGGTTCAAGTGGCAGACGCAATAGTTGATACCCAAAATAACAATCACACAGTTGGATCAAAACTTAAAAAGATACAAGAGATAAAAAAAATATTTCCAATTGATGAGTTACATGAAAAATTAGTGGAACAGCAACAGCTTGAAAAGAGCTTGGTTGAGATTGAGTACAATTATGAGCGAGAAAAGACACTGCTAAAAACTCAAAAGAGATCAATAAAGAAGCTAGATAACGTCCCGTGCGGTGATGAATTTCCTACGTGTAAATATATTAAGGAGTCACATCAGAACAAGCTCAAATTAACATCACAGGAAGGGAAAGTTGAAGAGATAATGTCACACCTAACTGCGGCCAAAAAAGCCCTTCAGCGTACTATACAGGAGAACCTGAAGGATAAAATTGCTAAATACGATGCAATATTGGTTGATGAGAGAGAATTGCATCTAGAACATTCAAGAAACCAGTTGTCAATTGATAAGTTCCAGAACGAAAAGAGTGTCCTGGAAAACTTAATTGAGGAAATGCAACAAAAATTAGCTGAGATGAGACTGCAGGTGAAAGATGACATTCCTGAAGAGGTATTAAATGTTCATGCAGATGTGAAAAATTTACGAGCCCAGATTAATCAGCTTGACGCACAAAGATTGAGTTTATCAGAGCAAATTGGATTATTAACCAGTGAGATCGAAAAATTACAACTGGAAAAGGCAAAGTATGTGGAGATTCTCAAGGAGTGGAGAGCCTATGAATTATTCATGAATGCCGTCTCTAAGAAAGGAATCCCTCTACAAATTATGAGTGCACAACTTCCGGCAATAAATACAGAAATATCTAAAATTTTACAGGGTGTAGTTGGTTTTACTGTTGAGCTTGAAGCCGACCCTAGTTCAAATGATATGGACATATTTATTAATTACGGAGATTCACGACGTATAATTGAGTGTGCCTCGGGCATGGAGAAAATGGTCTCATCCCTTGCAATTCGGGTGGCGCTCATTAATATTAGTTCATTGCCCAAGACGGATTTATTAATTATTGACGAAGGCTTCGGCGCATTGGATGAGATGAATGTGGAGGCATGTAATCGATTGTTGGAGTCATTAAAAAAATGGTTCAAAAATATATTAGTAATTTCACATGTTGATGCTGTGAAGGACGCTGTTGATAATACAATTGAGATAATGAGAAGGAACAAAAATGCTCAAGTTCAAATTGAATGATACCTGGGTTAGCCTCCCCAGTGATCGTAAAATGCAAATATTTGAAAATTTTATTTGTATTGTGTCGAAGGATTATGACGCTGGAACACCGTTTAGCTGCCCGCAGTGTGATATATTATTTGCAGATCGTGATGATTTTACAGCATATCATAGATACGGATGCTGCAAAGAGTGTTCTTATGGTGGAGTTCAATCTAATATAGACGAGTAATAAAACTAAAAATAATTAGCGTTTTACTTAATATCACAGTATGAAAAACTATTGGAACCAGTAGGAAAGACTAACTGGTGTTCACATAGTTATAATAACGGAGAAAAACTATGCTCAATTCAAATGATGTTAATGCTCTCGGTAATATTCTAGACACTACATTTAGTAGTGGCGCCGGCTGGCCGGTTTCTATTAATTACACACTGCAGGGTAATACACTGACTTTAAGATATACAACCATCGTTCACTTTGCCTCAGAGCAAAGTATGAGAAACCAGGTACAGTCATTGGCTGAGGAATCTATGGCGCGATTAAATGATAAAATTGCTAATGTTAAAAAGCAATTTAAGGAAATGACGGGTCATGCTATTAAAATTAAAGAATTGTCTAATAGAGATGATCTCGAGATGGTCCAGGCCACAACACTTTCCCCCAGGAAAATTGCATACTATAGACGATTTGCGGATTTAGAGATTGATGTTTAATGGCACCGGTCAATAAACAGAGACAAGTAAATGAGATCGTGAAATGTGGGAAAGATCCCATTTACTTTTTTAACAAGTATGTAAAAATCCAACACCCGCAGAGGGGCTTGATAGGCTTTGATACATTTCCATTTCAGGATGAATGTGTACATAATTTTGTTAAGCATCGTTTTAATGTCATTCTAAAGTCTAGACAATTAGGGATATCAACTTTAGCCGCCGCATATGCTGTTTGGTTGAGTATCTTCTATAAAGATAAAAATGTCTTGATAATTGCAACCAAATTGAGTGTTGCAATGAATTTCATTAAAAAGGTTAAAGTTGCGTTGCGTAGCCTACCTCGTTGGATTGTCTTGCCTGAGATTGTCTCAAACAACAAGCAGTCATTAGAATTTTCAAATGGCTCATCAGTAAAAGCAATTCCAACATCAGATGATGCAGGCCGATCAGAGGCACTGTCACTTCTAATTGTTGATGAAGCTGCATTTGTTAGAAATTTTGATGAATTATGGACCGGACTATATCCCACAGTATCCACCGGTGGTCGTGCTATTGTGCTATCAACACCACATGGCGTTGGTGGGCAATATTATGATTTATATATGAAGGCAGCCAACGGTGAAAATGAATTCAATCCAATTAAATTACCGTGGGATGTACATCCGGAACGTGATGAAGAGTGGCTTAGTACTGAGTGTAAAAATCTAACACAAAAACAGATTGCACAGGAATTGATGTGTGATTTTGCCGCTAGTGGCGACACCTTCTTGGGTGCCGATGATATTGAACTTATAAGGACGTGGGTTCAGGCACCGCTTGAGAAATGGGGCCCAGAAATGGGAGTATGGGTTTGGAAATATGCGTTGAGTGAACACAAATATGTTATTTCAGCGGATACTGCACGGGGTGATGCAGCTGACTATTCAACATTTCAAGTCATTGACACTAGCGAATCGGAGGTAGTGGCTGAATATAGGGGAAAAATACCCCCGGATCAATTTGCAACGCTATTAAATGAAGCCGGTATGCGTTATAACAAGGCACTAATGTGTCCGGAAAACAACACGTACGGTTATGCTGTCATTATGAAGCTGCAAGAGTTAGCTTACCCTAATCTATATTTTAAGAATAGGCGTGATAAATTTGCAGCAATGTATGGCGTAGACAGCATGATTCATAAAATTGGATTTACGACATCTGGACAAACACGTAATCAAATTTTAACTAAGTTAGAAGAAGTTATCAGAAATCGACAAATACGTGTATATTCATCAAGATTATATGAAGAATTAAAGACATTTGTGTGGAAGGGAACAAGAGCGCAGGCACAAAAAGGCAAGAATGATGACCTAGTTATGGCACTGGCGATAGGCGTCTGGCTCTATGATACCTCTGTTGACTATAGTAAGCACGTTGTCGACATCAACCGTGCTATGTTAGATGGATTTGCTGTTAATAAGACGAAGTCCGATGGGCAACAGCAAAATCCATTTGAAGGGTATACTATGAACCCCTTTAAACCGGTAATTTTATCAACAATGCCAGAGTCAGGCTCGGAAGACTCTCCCTATGGTGACATGGGTTGGTTATTGTGATTTATGCGAGTATTTTTTTTTATAGAATATTAAAATGGCTAGAAATTCAAAAAATCTTTTTCAAAAATTAACACAGCTTTTTAGATCAGGCCCGATTGTAAAGAGAAAGGTCAGAAATTTTACTGAGCCGATGGCTTCAACCGCGCTAGAGTTATTTAGACGAAACCACAGTGATGTCTATAATTCAACATTAAGTGCGTATGGTGCATATGATCGGATGTCACGATATAGTGATTTTAGTGAGATGGAGGCAACTCCTGAAATTGCTTCCGCTTTAGACATATACTCTGAGGAAACGGTTTCACCTGATGAACAAGGTCATGTGTTGCACATTTACTCTGAGAATAAAAAAGTTCAAGAGTTGCTGCATAATCTATTTTATGATATTTTAAATGTTGAATTTAATCTCGTAATGTGGGTGAGAAATCTTTGTAAATATGGAGATTTTTTTCTATTCAATGATGTTTCTCCGGAGTATGGTGTAATCAATGCATTTCCAATTGCAATTTCTGAGATAGAGCGAGAAGAGAATTTTGACCCAAATAACCCTGCTGCAGTTCGGTTTAGGTGGCTGACTCAGGGTAACACGGTTTTAGAGAATTGGCAGATCACACATTTTAGATTACTTGCAAATGATGCCTTTCTACCATATGGAACATCTGTTCTTGAGTCTGCAAGGCGCATCTGGAGGCAATTGATCCTTATTGAGGATGCCATGTTGGTATATAGGGTCATTCGTGCCCCAGAACGAAGGGTATTCTATATCGATGTTGGAAATGTACCTCCGGATGATGTTGCAAATTATTTAGAGCAGGCACAGACGAGCTTAAAAAGAAGTACTGTGATTAATAAAGACTCAGGTCAGGTAGATCTACGTTATAATCCAATGAGTGTAGACGAAGATTATTTCCTCCCCGTACGTGGCGGTGAGTCCGGAACTAAGATTGACACCCTGGCTGGGGGACAAAATACGGCTGCCATCGAAGATGTAGAGTATATTCAGAAGAAATTATTTGCCGCTCTCAAGATTCCAAGAGCATATCTTGGCTATGACGAAGACATAGGTGCCAAGGCCACACTGGCCCAGGAAGACATCAGGTTCTCTCGAAATATTCAGCGAATTCAAAAAACTGTTATAGCTGAGCTTAATAAATTGGCAATGATCCATCTGTATTGTCACGGATATGAGGGGGAAGACCTAATTGACTTTGAGTTAAAGTTGTCAAATCCCTCTTCGGTGGCCCAACAACAGAAACTTGAATTGATTCGTGCCAGATTTGAGATTGCCGGCACTGCCCCGGAGGGAATGGTATCAAGGGACTGGATCCGAAAAAATGTCTTGGGTCTCACAAATGAAGAGATTAAACAGATTGAGGTCGGAAAGGAGGAGGACAAGGTTAGGGATGCCGAACTAGAACAGGCAGCCACGGAGGCAACTGAGACAGGCACTGGTGAAGAAGCTGGAGGTGAAGAAGCTGGGGGTGAGGAAGGAGGCCTTTTCGCAGTTGATGAGCCTGAGGGACAGCTATTGACGGCCTTCCCCGGGGACGACGAGGAAAGTGTTGATGGGGATGACGAGGATGATGAGGATGACGTTACATCTTTCTCGATCAAGGATATGGATTCTCCCGCACGTGCCCAGGCACAAATTAGAAATATGTTTAATGAACCAATAAAAAAGTCAAGGAAAGTTCGAGGTGGCCGTCAAGATTTGAGTATGCCAGATTTTCTTAGCATGACTAGCGTTGGAAAGGCAACAAGACAGCAGGACTCCATGAATATGCCATATGATCGTAATTTCTTTAAAAACCCATTTGGGGAAAATGTTGATACCTTCGACGATGGCGAGAGGAAAATAATGAAGAGTCATAAGTTGACCCAGGAAGTTGAGTCGATTTTAAGTAGTCTAGGCAGCGCAATAGGTATTAAAAAGGACCAACTACTATCAGAACATGACGACAATGATCAAGTGACTGAAGAGGAAAGCGGCACAGATGAGTAAGACACACAATAAAAAGAGAAATGTGGGTATTATTTTTGAACAATTAGTTAAATTTATCGCTGATGCTGTAGTAAAAAAACGTTTTACGGATGCTAGAAAATGTAGAGAAATTATACGTGCACACTTTAAGCCTGGAACAGAATTGTACAGAGAATTTCGCCTTTTTAATGCATTGGTGAAAACCCGGGTTGATCATGTTGAGCTAGCCACACGAATTCTTAGTGAGGCTCGAGAAGCAACAAAAAAAATAAATCAGGTAAAATTACGGTCCCAAAAATCTGCGTTAATAAAAGACATCAATCATAAGTTAAACGAGGACAATTTTTATAACCGACGAGTTGTTGATTACAAAAATTATGCGACCATTCAAACTTTAATGAATGACTGGCGCCGTGATAAATCAACAGATATTGCACGAATTACAAAATTTGAAAATGGTGTGTGTAAATGGTTGTTGCAGGAAGATAATGCAAAAAGCTATAGTGTTATTGACCATGGCGAAAGTTCGGATCCATTAACATACAAAATATTCTTTCAGAAATTTAATCAAAAATATGGTGGCATTTTGAATGATAAGCAGGTTAAAATTTTAAATGCATATGCACTAAATTCGTCTAATAAAAATAATAGTCTGGCTAATCAACTCAAGATATTACAAGAAGATGTGCTAGACGATCTCAACGAATATATCAGGTCATGTAATAATGATATATTGGTGGAAAAATATGAGGGTGTTATTAATAAAATTTTGACATTTGAGGCTGATGATATCAATGAACGTGTAATTTCTAGGGCACTGATGTTAGCGGGTCTTCAATACGAGATTTTGGGAGATGGTGATGAAAAAGCTTAAAGTTCTATCAGATTGGGCACCCTTTGATTATTCCGGGGACATGATAAAAGAGTCCAAGGAAAAAAATGATGGAAAAATTATTCTTAAAGGAATTCTTCAGAAGGCGAATACATTAAATCAGAATGGAAGGATGTACCCAACCCCGATCCTTGATCGTGAAGTTAGAAATTATCAAAAATTTATTAAGGAGAATCGTGCCTTAGGAGAATGTGATCACCCAGATTCCTCAGTTGTTGAACTTAAAAATGTCTCACATATTGTCAGGGAAGCTTATATGGATGGTGATGTTTGTTATGGTGAGGTAGAGCTATTAGATACGCCATGCGGCAAAATTTTGCAAAGTTTAGTTGAGTCGGGGGTAACATTGGGTATATCCTCCCGCGGAGTCGGGTCAACACAAAAAGAAGGTGATTATCAGATTGTGCAGGATGATTTCCAATTAATTTGTTGGGATTTTGTTTCTGAGCCCTCAACCCCCGGGGCATTTATGATGCAAGAGAATAGGGTAATATCATCTGTTGAATTGAATAACCATTTTAAAAAGACAGATAGGATTGATAGAATATTCAATGAAATTTTAGACTGGTGATTTAGATGAAGATTACTAAACAAACGCTTAAGAGTCTGGTTAAAGAATGTTTGATGGAAATACTAACGGAGGGCATAGGGGGGAAAAAAGCAAGACTAAAATCTCGAAATGCTACCCAAAAACGAATTCCTCGCCGCCCTGCCCCGGATTTGGTTCATTTTAACAATACCGTTAATGAGACGGTTAACAATTTAACTGATGATCCTCTAATGGCATCAATTTTTGCAAATACCGCTAAGACTACACTTCAGGAACAAATTAGTATGGAGGGACCGGGCCATGGATCACAAATGGGGGGCTTTAATTCTTCTAATGTTGGTGAGAAAATAGGTGATCCCTCTGAAATTTTTGAAAGTGCGGCCGGAAATTGGGCTGAACTAGCTTTTTCAGAGAAGAAAATAAGGTAGCAGAATTTACGTGCGATCAATACATATTAAAAGGACACAATGGAGAATCGAATGCCTAAAGCAAAAGTAAAAAGACTCACACCAACTTTATTGAAAAAGATGGTCTTGCAAGAAAAACGCCGAATTATGGAAGTTTTAGAGACCGGTGAAGAAGATTCTGAAAAGGTTGCCAGTAAAACTGAAGAGGTTGACGCCGAAGATCAGGCCAACACTTTAGCTAAGGATATTGATTATGTCAAGGCTCTCAAAATTAAAGAAGCTCGGTTGAAGAAGGCTCTTCGAAAAGTGAATGCAACCAAGTTTAAAATTAAGGAAGCCAGATTGCGGAAGGCCCTTCAAGAAGTAAATAAAGCCAAGAGTAAACTTAAGAAAAGAATTGTAAGGGCCTTATAGAGTCCCTATAGCCCATTTGGAGAAATTATATGCCCAGCGCCCCCCAAACCATGCTTAGTATCGCCGAAGGCTTTGGATCGAAAGGACAGTCACCTAATGCTATTGTCTCCACTCATGACACTGCAACACTTAGGGCAGCATTTCCAGCTTCGCCAATTCATGACGGAGAAATTAGTGATGATGAGCGAATAAAATTTTATCAAGATGAGGTACTTAATGGTGAAAATACACAGAACGTGAGTTTTACACCATTTAATCCAAATTTTACTGGTGCACCTTCTATTCCGGCCGGCGTCGAAACCGGCGACGCCGGAAAACCGGCCAGCGCGTGGGTACCCAACCCAGTTTCTCCAGGGCCTGGAAATACAAACCCGTCAGCCCTTCCGAAGCCGCCTGACGACTACGGGCAGGTACCATCCAACCCGCCAGGTATGGGAGATGGTAGCCAGACAAATCCCGCTGAAACATCTAAATTAATTGCCGGTCAGAAGTTGGGTGATTATCCTGCTCTGGATAAAGCGGGTAGCAGAAGTTTTGTGAAGGGTTAGCATTGCTACGTCATAAGCTTAATTCAGGTATAAATCAAGCCTAACAATATGCATATTTATTAGCATTGTACAGCTACGGTGGTACGTAAATTAGGCTTAATATGGATAGACGAGCAAAAATAGATATCCGCGGGACTTATCGTAATCATTCTCCTGTCTTTAACGATACCAGGAATGGTCTAGGGTATGGGCTAGCAATACCTAGCGGTAAGTTCGAACCTAGGCCATTGCAACAGAGCTTTCCGTATCTAGATGAGGATCCATTTGAGATAGACGCAGATACCGAGGTGGACGAAGAAGAGTTGGACAATGATATTGAGTCTAAAATTCTTTCGAAATTAAATACCAATGTATTTGCTACGGACCCGTATCCCGGTGCAGATCCATTTTATTATGTGGGTGGCAACACTAAGTTATCCGAAACCCCCGCAGTTGCAAAGAATTCCATTGTTGCCATTCCAGGATTATATAAAGGAAGCCCTGATGGTCCTGCAGTTGGTGGATTTAGTACGGCCCGGGCGTATACACCTGGTTCATATAAAAGAACCGGTTCTAAACAAGGATACTTTAGTCCGCCACCCCCCGTGGATATACCTACGGATCATGAGCTGGTTACGTTTAATTTAAGGGATATGCTTGACGATGATGAATTGGCCATGGCAAAACTTAAGGCACTGAGAGATTACATTGATATGATAGCCCATGAGGCAAAATAGGAGTCTAATTTGTCGAAGCCTGTTAATGTAAGTGTGGAATTAGGAGGCCGTGTGAAGTCAGTGGATCAGTTAATTCGAAAGTTTTTGAAACGCTGTAAATATGAAGGTTTCTTACGTGATGTTCGTTCCAGGTCTAGATATGAAAGTAAGAGTGAGAAACGACGTAGGAAGAAGCACGCCGCAATTAAGCGCACTAGTAAAAAAGGTGATAGTTAACTTTTATGTGCACGCACATATTTAATCACAATGGAGGAGCATTAGATGTCATTATTTGAAGAGGCAGTAGCTGATGCAGTTAAATTAAGGGAAGTTGCCGAGCAATCTGCAAAGCAAAAGATTTTAGACAATATTACCCCTAAGATAAGACAGATTATCGAACAAGAGTTGGTTAGTGATGAACCTACCGACGAACTTGATGATGAAGTTGATATCGATGGAGAGGATGAGACCGTTTTAACAATGGATGATATTCTTGTTGGTGATGAGGAAGAAACACCCCCTTCCGGTAATATCGATATCGATGTGCAGGGCGATGCTACTTTTGCATTTTCAACTGATGATGTTGAAATGGGAGAGCTGCATGACGATGACGATGAGGATGATGAGGTCATGACCTTGAATCAGGAATCTGCTCGTGCATTAGCACATGTGATAAAAAACCGGTCAATATTTAATCAGTCAAAAATTAAACAGCTTCAAGAAAAAATTAATAAGCTAGATAGAGTTTTAGAATTTATAGAAGGCAAAAATATCTCTCGAGATTTACGAGAGTCTGTGCGTAAAAGTTACATAGGATTGATCAAAGAAGTTACAAGTTTGCGCCGGCGCGCAATACTTACAAAAAGAGCGAATGAAAAAAAATTACTTCGTTCGAGATTCAACGGAATTTTAAAGGAGTTTAAAACAATGTCTAGAAGACGTGCTGAAACGCTTTTCAATAGGCTTTTTGAAACAAAGCGTAGTTTGGGCGAGCTTGATGTCGTCCTTGATGATGAAGATCTGGAAACACTCGGCGTCGAAGACGTCGAAGGTGCCGACGTCACGGCCCTTGACGTGGCCGTAGAATACGGCGGCGAAGAGGAAGAAGTCGAAGAGGAATTTGAGGAGGAAGAAGTGGAAGTTGAGGAGGGTGACATGTATGAAGCCGGCCTTGATGAGCTCGATCTCGTTCTTGATGATGAAGACCTGGAGACTTTGGGTGTTGAAGACGTCGAAGGTGCCGATGTTACGGCTCTTGATGTTGCTGTAGAATACGGCGGCGAAGAGGAAGAGGTCGAAGTGGGTGAAGAAGAGGAAGAGGAAGTTCTTGAAATTGATGAAGGAATGCTTCGCCGCGAACTTCGTCGGATGCGCCGTTTGCGTGAGCAGGAAGAAGCTGCTGATGCGGATCCCTATTTGGATCATGGCGGTGAAGACTTGGGCGACGTCGTTGTTGATGTTGATGAAGACGATCTCCTTAATGCACTTGCAGATGAGCTCGGTGATCCGGATGTACCAACTCCTACTGTTGAGTCGTTCCGTCGGCGTCGCGCACGTCGCCAAACTGCCAGACGACGAGTAGCTAGTCGCTCTCGCCAACCGGCAAATATTCGCGAATCTCGAACAAGACAAGCACTAATCAAAGAGAGCCGTAAGAATCGCGCTCTTACCGGTAAGCTGGGTGGAGCCAAGAGAGTTATCTCGGCAATGAAAAACCAGCTTAATGAGATGAACCTGTTTAACGCAAAGCTCTTATATGTCAATAAATTGATGCAAAATAGGAATCTCAGTACCAAACAGCAGAAGGCAATTGTTGAAGCACTTGATAGTGCAAAGACACTTCGCGAAGCCAAACTGCTTTATAAGAGCTTGACAGTCTCGCTTAAGAAGCGAGGCGGAGCCCTCACTGAGGGTAGAATTGCTAGGACGCTCGGATCGTCTTCCAGATCAATCCGGTCGGCAGCGCCGCCCAAAAATGGAACTGAGGTGGATAGATGGGCCGTTCTTGCAGGAATAAACCAGGACTAATAAACTAGGATTTTAGATTACATAAGGAGTAATGAAAAATGTCCAAAAGATTTTCACTTGATCAGCTTACCGAAGGCATTAAACAACGCCATCTCGGTTCGCAAAATCGGCTACTAGTCGAGAAGTGGTCCCGCACTGGTTTGCTCCGTGGATTGGACGGTGTGAATCGCGAGAACATGTCTCGCTTGCTTGAAAACCAAGCAGCCCAACTACTTCGTGAGGCCAACAGTGTCTCTACCGGCGGCGGTGCTCGTGTCGGCTCCGGTGACCTTCAAGGTTTCACGAATATCGCATTCCCGATTGTACGTCGGGTCTTCGGCGGTCTCGTTGCTAACGAGCTCGTTTCTATCCAGCCAATGAGTTTGCCCTCCGGGCTTCTCTTCTATCTGGATTACACGTATGGATCCCGAGAGTCATACAGCTCTGGTAATGAGCCAACTGCCGGGGTATCAATTTATAGCTCAGGCTCTTCAATTTATAATAATCCCGCGGGCAAGGGCGTACGCTCAGGCTCTTTGGGTGTTGGTGGTCAGTATGACCTTGCTGGATCCGGCTTTACCCGGGTACACACTACTGAAACTTCCACATTATGGGCCTCTGGAGCATTTGGAAACAATACTACAATTACAGCTGGTGGAACCGCTACCAATACCGGTTCCGTTGATGCTAAGTTGTTGCAGTATGATCCCCAGATCTCTAAACTGATTGAGGATGACCCAGGACGATCCAGTCTCGGTGAGTTCCAATTTGCATTTTGCAAGCTCAGTGATCACACTGAGGGTGATCTTTCCCTTACCAAGGAATGGGCACTTCATACCAAGGGCGTATTCCGTGCCTCAAGTGAGCCGGGCGTTGGCGCGGTACCGAATACCATTCAGGGTGGCGAGAACATTTGTAATGTACGTCGCCTGAATCAACTCGGTACGTATACTGCAGCTGCTGGTTTCACCGCAGATCCTATGATTGGTGCTAGTGATGCCAATGCAACGTTATTGTGCGTTGTTACCGGTACAGTTCATGTGGGTGAGACACTTTATCTGTCATTCCCAATTGATCCAGCACTCAATGCTGGTAGCGATGGTTCGACATTAACGGTTCCGACTTTTGAGTCTAACTTCGCCACGAGCCCGTCTCCGGCGATTCCTGAGATCGATATCAAGATCGAATCTATTGCTGTTACCGCGGTTACCCGTAAGCTTCGCGCTCGCTGGTCCCCGGAATTGGCTCAGGATCTTAATGCTTATCACAGTCTTGACGCTGAGGTTGAGCTTACGCAGATTCTTTCTGAGCAGATTGCTTTGGAAATTGATCGTGAGATTCTAAATGATCTCTTGCAACAAGCAAAAGTGGTTAGATACTGGTCACGTGCACCAGGTAAATTCGTCAATAAGGAAACCGGTAAGGCACTTGGCAAGACCGATTCCCTCGCACCTGGACCCTCTTTTGCAGGAACGGTTCGTGAATGGTATGAGACTCTGGTTGAGACGGTTATCGACGTTGCTAATGAGATTCATCGCCTGACCCTCCGCGGCTCGGCCAACTTTATTGTGGTCAGCCCGGATATCGCGACAATCCTTGAGGCTTCGGTGCTCTATCGTCCTGCCTACACCCTTGATGGTGATGGACAGGTCAGTCAGCCGATGTCACTTGGTGCCGAGAAGATGGGTACATTGAGTAATCGCTTCACGGTCTATAAGGATCCCTACTTCCCGCGCAACAAGGTTCTTGTTGGTTATAAGGGTGGTAGTTACCTTGAGACTGGGTATGTGTACGCTCCGTACGTACCCCTTATCGTTACTCCTACTATCTTCGCTCCTGAGGACTTCACCCCGCGTAAGGGTGTCATGACTCGCTACGGAAAGAAGATGGTTCGTTCCGACTTTTACGGTTCCGTTACGGTTCAGGATCTCAATATCATCTAATCTTAGATTGGTGATAATCCAAACCCAGGGGGGGCGTTTACGCCCCCCCTTTTTTTTAGTTTGGACTTAAAATACTATAGATTTTATTGGTGGGGAGAAATGTTACATTTTGGCGCAATAATTAACAGGTACTAGCAAGGTAGCACTATGCAGAATACTGATGTTAAGAGTTCCCTACTTCGAATTCGTGAATTGCGTGAAAAATTATGCACTGATCGAAAAGAGCATCAGGAGGCATATAATATTAAGGACTTTGTGATATCACAATTACAGGAACTGCATGAGATGATCTGTGACAGAAAGGTTCGTCGCAAGAAATTAGAGAATAAGTCGTCGTATATTTTAGAAAATATATCAGCGTTACCTGATTGCAATGACGATGGAGATATCTGATGGCGGATGAGAATGGATGGAGTGAATATTCTAGACTGGTGTTAAAAGAACTTGAGACCTTAGCAAATAGCATCCAGGCTCTGAATACAGAGATTCAGGAGCTCAAGCAAGAGATTGCACAGATGAGGGCTAGGGAAGATCGAGTGGATGAGCTTAAAACGTGGAAGGAGAAAATTGATGAGGTGGCATCTCCCTCTCAATTAAAAGAGCTGGTGGATGAAATTCAACATCTCAAGTCATTTAAGATAAAGGCCATTACCATCTTTACAGTGGTGCAGTTTGGAATGGGTGCAGCTTTATGGTTTATGAGGGTCCTAGGCGGCTAGATTTTAGTCGGTAAAACATATATGCTAGTGCCTATTTATCGGTAGGTCCGGTCCACTATAATCACCTGACACCCACGGGGGATTGGAAGCATTGGGAGCAAAAGGAGAAAGATTATGCCAAAAGTAGTATATACACAAGCCAGAGGCCTCGTTCAGGCAACTGGTGATGATTTTGTAGTAAACGATGCAACCGTGCGTCTCCGAGCAGGCGCCACCGCGGCCGGGGCCCCAAGCCTGACACAAGCATTCCAGGCCGCAGCAGCACCTGGTACCACAAACCAAACAATCACAATTGCTCAGTTAAAGACCGGTATTCTATACGACGATCCTGAAGGTGCTGGAACCTGGACGCTCCCGACAGCCGCGTTGATTGTAGCGGGTCTTCCAGGTTATGCTGTTGGTGATTGTCTAGACTTCTCAGTTATCAATAACGCTACGTCGACAGTTGATGAGCCAATCACTATGGCGGTGGGAACCGGTGGCACAGCTGCTGGAAACCTGATCGTCGAGGCCGCAATGGTCGCAGGTGAGGTTAGTTCTGGTAGTGCAATGTTTAGAATTAGAATCACTTCGTCTACAGCGTATACTGTCTATAGATTAGCATAATAAAGCCACGTAATGTGGAATTAAAAAATCTCATATTTTTTTTGGGGCACCCTTCGGGGTGCCCCTTTTTTATTTTTCTCTAAATTTGAGGGCTAGATGTCCAGCAGCTAGATCGAGATTTACCTATTTATTAGGGATACTTCCCGGGAGATCTAGGTGGCTACTTTTGCGAATACTTTAAATCCAACCCCATTTGGATTTTTTAATAATGATACAGCTTTCCAGACAGAGGCTGATTCAATGGTGACATATGTCAAGCGCAAATTGGGGGATGATATTCTAAGCGTTGAGCTTACCAAGAAACAGATTTGGGCATGTTTTGAAGAGTCTCTATTAGAATATAGTTCTATTGTCAATACGTATCAGGCCCAGTCACAGATAATGGCTCTGATGGGATTTCCCACCGGTAGTGCAGTGTCAGGTTCGACTAATATCGGTCCACATGGTTATGAACAGATGTTACCTAGGTCTAATATGGACTTTGTTTCACGCTTGGCAGAACCATACATTGAGGAGGCCGGTCTAGGTGGTTCATATAATACGGTATCAGGTTCAATTGCTTTAGCACAAAACGTACAGGATTATGACATATATGACCTATTGAAAGATGAAGCCGGTAATAAAATAGTCAACAATACTCCAGCCGGCTCCATCCCAAATACAAAAATGAAGATTTTTGAGGTGTTTCATTATTCACCTCAGGCTGCCTATAGGTTTTTTGATACCACATCGGCAATCAATTATTTGAATAATGAATTTTCATTTGAGTCATTTACGCCGGAGACTATATTTTATATCCTCCCTGTATTTGAAGACGTCTTGAGAGCTGGACAATTGGACCTATCTAGTCGGGTCAGGCGATCAAATTATTCTTATAAAATTATGGGTACCAAAATTCGATTATTCCCCATGCCGACCCAGAATAATCCAAAAAAATTATGGTTGCGTGTTGGGTTCGCTACCAATCCGTTCAATCCGGCTTATCGAGACGATTCCAAATTTGGAACCAGTAATCTGTCAAATATACCATATGGAAATTTGTGGTTTGACAGGATAAATAGTATTGGTCGTCAGTGGATTAGACAGTACACATTGGCAACTTCTAAGGAAGTTTTGGGATTGGTACGCTCCAAATTCGGGTCGGTACCAATTGCCGATGCTGAATTGAGCTTAAATGGAGATGCTCTTGTAACACAGGGTCGTGAGGAAAAATCTGAACTCAAAACTACTCTTAAGGAAATCTTAGATAAGATGACCTACAATCAATTGGTGGCAGCAGAGGCTGATAAAAGTGATGCTATGCTCCGAATATTGAGAACTATACCAATGCCGGTAGGAAAATCAATCATAATGGGTTAGGAGTATGCCGTGTCTAGACTTTTTATAACACCGCGTGAGATTGATTTTATTGCGGATCTCAATAAGGAAATTATTAAGGATGTAATAGGTCAAAAAATCTATTACTATAAAGTTCGCGAAGACTTAACAGACGTGCATCCCGTTTATGAGGAGTCGGTTGATAAAGTCTTTAATCCCCCGGTTGAAGTTGATGCACGAGTTGATTGGGACCCTTCAGAGGTACGTACAAATCGATTTGGACAGGAAAATTATTATAGTATAACCGTCTACCTTCAGTCACGTGACTTATTAGACAAGGATATTGATGTTGAACCCGGTGACTACTTTAGTTATGGTGATACTTTTTTTGAGGTTACAGCCACTGTGGTCGTTAGCACTATTTATGGACAGGTTGAACATTCAACAGGGGTTAAGGTAACCGGTAAGCAGGCCCGTATTGGACAGATTTTACGAGACCCGATAGGCCCAACATCTGAGTCATATAGTGATAAAGGTGCAGTTCAGGAGACATTTGTACAACAAAGAGGATTTGAAGAAAATAGCCTAGGTAAAACCGGTGATGTTAGGTCACTACAGGAAAAAGGTGTACTTGAAGAACCACTTACCGGTCCCAAGGAGGTTTCTCCCAAGGGTGGCACAGGAAAGGAAGATGAGGTCGGAATTATCGATTCATCGTTTTATGGGGATAATTGATGGGAGTTTTAAATGTCGACTAGATTTAGTAAAGGGAAAGAAGATGCCAATTCTGTGCCAATGGGATATGAAGGAACAAATATTCCAGATGACTTCAGTTTACCATCATGTACAATTGAGGATGTAGATCGCGGGCTATTTAATCTATTTAATGAAGAACTTCCATTTTTCTATAAATTGGAAAAGGAATCCCGTCGTATTCCTGTTATCTTTGCAACCGGAGAGAGATTTGCAATACTGAGACGGAAGAGACCCTTGCGAGACAATTCAGGCGCTTTAATACTTCCCCTGATATCAATTCAGAGGACCGGTGTACAGCAGGAGAATACAAAGGGAGCAGGCCCGGGAGAGGGGCAACCACTTACAATTAAAAAACGTCTAAGTAGGGATGATGTCACTTATCAGAGACTTATGAATAAACTGAATCTACAAAATGCAGATGATGTGGCGTCTGATGGGAACAT